GGGGGATGTCAATGTCTGTCCAGTTTGTTGGAGTCTGCATGGCGATCCGAATCCTGTTGCAGATGTTGTACCTTCGCATCCAAACTGTAGGTGTACGGTGATTCCAATCACACCGACATACGCTGAACTTGCAGGACTGCCGCCAGGCAGTTTCGATGAACCGGAAGAACTTCCGACCAAAGAGGAGCAGTTCCGGATGCTCAGTGAGGCGGAGCGTCGGCAGGTCCTTGGACCTTCGCGGTATCGTTTGTGGGAGACAGGCACACCTCTCAGTGCATTTGGCAAAGTGGTGCCGAATAATGAGTGGGGACCACAGGCCGTGGTCGTGCCGGTCAAGGAGTTATGATGCAGACTATGGTGTCCTTCGGTGATGCGATCAAAGCAGACGATTCTGGTCGTGTGCGTGGTTACCTGGTGCGCTTCGGTGGCGCTGACCTCGAGGGCGACTACTTCACAGCGAGTACTGACTTTGGTCGACCGATGAAGTCTGGCGAGCGTGTGCCGATGAATTTGTATTATCATCACGGCCAGGACAAGCAGGTCGGGAAGTCACGCATCGGGACCGGCTACATCACTATGGACGATAAAGGTCTATGGTACGAATCGCAGGTCGAGATGGCTGATCAGTATCAGAAGATGATCCAGGAACTCGCGAAGTCTGGCAAGCTCGGATATTCAAGCGGCGCCACGGGTCACATGGTCGAGCGGAAGAAGATGTCTGATGGGCGCTACGAAATCACACGCTGGCCAATCGGTGAGGCTTCACTCACACCGACACCTGCTGAACCGATGAACATGGTCAAAAGTCTAAAAGACATGTATGGCGACATGGAGGATGATGGCATGGAAGAAGAGATGATGATTCCAGTCGCGCCTGGTGAAGACGTGGCGAGCTTCGTCGAGAAGGTTTACGGCGATCTGGCTGCGGAGATGGTCCATGAAGGCATCGAGGCACTCTACGATCGCCTCTGTGCTGGCATGATGGCCGCTCTCGATGCAGGCCTGGGTCGCGGACACATCGACGCCATCATCGATGCATTCGCCAGCAAAGCCAAAGAACTCACAGCAAACCTAAAGGATCCGGCAGCGGAAGTGCAATCGATGAAGTCGAAGCACGAGCGACCGACATCCATCCGAGAAGTGGAGCGACGCCTGCGGGATGCAGTGTGTCTCTCACGTAGCGAGTCGACAAGATTCGCCAAAACCATCTGGAACGAGCTTCGAGACGAAGCATCGAGCGAAGATGTTTCCATCGTCGACCAACCGAGTAACGTGGACGAAGCGAAGAACGCTCTCCTCCGCGAACTCATGATCTTGGAGCTAAGTCAATGACAATCGAACAACTTGAAGCACAGCGACAATCTACAATCGCAGCTGCTAAGGAAGTCCTCATCAACGGCGGAGATATGGCCGAAGCCAATCGCCTCCACACATCTGCAAAGTCTCTCTCTGAGCGCATCGATATGCTCAAGGAGTTTGGCAATGTCCCTGCTCCTGTCGCATCCGAAGCGCCAAAGTCTGAGCCATGGAAGTCCGGCGGAGTAACACGGAACCCGTTCCCAGGAACCCGTGACGAAGCAAACTTCAAGGCCTATGCATTCGGACAGTGGGTCCGTGGTACGGTCCTCGGCAATGCTTCCGCAGCCAAGTGGTGCAACGAGCATGGCGTCAAGTCGCAGGTCGAAGGCACAGACAACGTCGGTGGATACACCGTCCCTGAAATCGTTTCTTCCAGTCTGATCTGGCTCCGTAACGAATACGGGATCGCTCGTCGCTACAGCCGCATCTACCCGATGACGTCTGACACACTCAACGTGCCAAACGCATCGACCAGCACCACGACTTATTATCCTGGTGAAGCGACGGCCATCACGGCCAGTGACGTCACCTTCAGCCAAGTACAGCTGCTGGCGAAGAAACTCGCGATCTTGACCATCGTGTCCAAAGAGTTGAACGAGGACACCGTCATCGACTTCGGCGCCATGCTGGCGCAGGACTTCGCATACGGTCTCGCACTCGCTGAGGATGCAGCTGCATTCCAGGGCGATGGCACCTCGACATATGGTTCCATCACTGGAATCATGCCACGCATCAAGGCACTGAGTGGAACATTCGCAAACATCGCCTCGATGGTTGTCGGACCATCTGGATCACAGACTGCACTCTCCAGCTTTACCCTGGCGAACTTCCAGTCGATGGTCGCGAAGCTCCAGCCATATGCAAATCAGCCACGATGGTACATGCATAAAAACGTGTTTTACAGCGGTGTTGCAGACAAGTTGATTGCACTCTCTGGAAACTCGATCATGGACATCCAAAATGCATATGGCGCTGAACCAACGTTGTTTGGTATCCCGATCAGCTTCGTTCAGAACATGCCAAGCGCACCCGGCGTATCTAAGACGATGGCAGTCCTCGGAGATCTTTCCAAGGGTGTCGCGTTCGGCGATCGTCGTGGCGTGAGTGTCGAGGTCTCTGATCAGGTCAAGTTCATCGAGGACGCGTTGACCTTCAAGGCAACCGAGCGCTACGCCTTCAATGCGTTTGACGTCGGCAACGTAACCGCGACAGTGGCCGACCAGGTTGCAGGTTCGCTTATCGTTCTTCAGTGTGCTGCCAGCTAGTCTGTAGCACCTTCGCAGTCAAGGGGAGCGGGATACCATTCCCGTTCCCTTTTTGTTTTTAGGATGTACACATGCCACTCACAAGAACTCAAGCACTCGACCGACTCGCATGGATGACAGCATCCGACCAGTATCCGTTCCTTGATTCGACGGCACTACAGCAGCTCGTGGACGATCACGCTCGCTGGGCTGTCTGGTCTGCGTCCACAGCCTTCGTCGTTGGGGACATCATCATCCCTACTGTCGCGAATGGTCGACTCTACCAGTGCGTCATCGCAGGGACATCGAGCGCCACTGAGCCACAGTTCCCGCAGTGGACCAGGACACTTGGCTATAGCGTCAATGATGGCAGTGGTGACCTCTTGTGGCAGGACATCGGTCCAGCAAACGTCGAGCGCTATGACATCCGCACAGCTGCGCGACAGGGGTGGATTCGCAAAGCGTCGAGCATCACGCATCTCATCGACGTCAAGGACGGCCAGGTCGACGCGAAGATGGCCGTGCTTCGTGAACACTGTCTCGACCAGGCGAAGCGCTTCTCACCGATGGTGTTCGTATGATCCCGGCAGCGTACAGCACAGCACTGAAGAACGCGATACAAGCGTATTCCTACGCGGACCGTGTCGCGATCTGGCGAACCGTCAATCAGGCGGATGGCATCGGTGGCGTGTCACAGCACTGGATACAGGTCGCTGAGATCCGTGGCACGATATCGAACACGGGAGATACCGAAGGCATAGTCGGTGGCATGATCGAACAGTCTGGCACATGGACGCTCACGTGTTCACCAGACATCGAAGTTCGTGCCGATGACAGGATATACACATCCGGCAATCCGCAGAACCTGGCGCCATACTACGAGTGCATCGGCAGCGACTACGGCCACACGAACGCAGTCAGTCAAACCATCGGCTTAAGAGCCAGGACAAACGGCTAACTGTATCCACTGCGTGGTGGTACGCATTGAGCTCATCGCACCATGATAAAGGTGAAGTTATTGATGGGGTGAGTCTATGAGTCCAGAGATGTGGGTGCAGATCGGTATCCAAGCGTTTATCACGACGATGTCAATCGGTGCCGCTTGGGTTGCACTACAGGTCAGGCTGACGCGCCTAGAGACTCAGGTGGCACACATCATCAACACGCTTGATGGGCAACAGCAAGAAGTGCGCCGCATCGAACAGCGATTAGGTAAACTCGAAAACAAGGTCAGCGCGTTGGAGGCGATCATACAAAGATGAACAGCATCAGTATCAAAAGACTCGTGGTCGTTGTGATCGTGGCTTTCGTAGCTGCTTTCACCTCGGTCTTTGGCGATGGTGTACGCACATCCGAAGCACACGACCTCAGCGAGCTGGGCGCAGTGCTGGCACTCTACGGGAGCAAGGCGGTAGCGGCTGGTGTCTCCGCTGCGGTGTCTAGTGTGCTTGCTTTCTTGACGATGCCTTTTACCG